TGTTGTTACAGTTGCGTTCCAAGTTATAATACCATTTGGAATATTACCATTTACCCACATTGTATATGAAGCACCGGCTTCTACTGTAAAACTTTGTGTAGATGCTCCTGCTGGTACCGACCAAGCTCCCGTTGTTTTTGATGGGAACGAAGTTGTTAATTGAGATGAAGAACTTATTGCTCCACTCAATGATGTCAAATATGATGATGTTGCCGAATTCAAATTAGTAATTGATGTTACTAAACTTGCAGTTGAAATACTTGCAGTATAAGAATTGAAAGATGATGTAGTTACTAAATTAGCAGATGAAGATATGATGCCTCTACCTGTTGTTTCATAAGAACCACTAACAAATCCAAATGCAGTTATTTGTGCAGAACTACTTATTGCTCCATTTAAACTTGTCAAAAATGAACCCGTTTCACTTTCGGTAATCCAACTACCACTTACACTTTCAATTGCGTTTAATCTATTCACCAAAGATGATGTAGATTGTGATGCCGTGAAGGTATTTAAATTTGAAATAGATGTTACTAAACTTGCAGTTGAAAATGATGCAGTAAAAGTATTCAAATTACTAATAGAAGTTACAATTGATGCCGTAGTTACACTTGCAGTAAAAATATTTAAATTTGAAATAGATGTTACTAAACTTCCAGTTGAAATACTTGCAGTATAAGAATTGAAAGATGATGTTGATAATTTTGTATCTAATGTATTACTTAATGCAGAAGTTACTAAATCGGTTGCAAATGTAGTATCTAATGAAGATGTTAAATTGTTTATAGAAATTTTATATGTTGTACTACCTGAAATACCAACTACAAAAGTCGTGTCTAATGATGCCGGACTTAATGCAGGTAATTCGGATATTTTTTTTCTTGAATTTGCCATTTATTATATTATTATGTCTAAACCACTTTCGGTTATTATTATTGAATCATCTTCTGAAGCAATTGGTATATCTACAAATTTACCTATAACATAAATATCATTAATTGTAACATTATCAAAATCAATATATCTATCATTTAATGTTATTACTACATTACTTTCAACTTCTTTGATTGTAAAATTTCCTGGAATATGTAAACCAAATACTAATATTTCAAAATTGCTTGGAGTAGCTCCTTCTGTTCCGTAATCTAATAAAACATTATTAATAGTTAATGTATTTGCAAGATTATCAAATCCATCAATATATCGTTCATTTTTTCTAGCACTATAATCTAATAGTTCTGAATAAAAATTATTGATATTAGATTTATTATTTACTAATTTTATTGGGTTTGGATTTGAACGAGTATGTGATTCAAATTTTGTATTGTTTGGAATTTCAATATTTGCTAAACTTCCAGTCAAATCGGTGGACACTAAATTATTAGGATTTATTTTTGGGATAATCCTATTTAACTTTCTAGCATTTGAATTAAATTGTTTAAGCATATTTTTCTATATCTCCATGTATTTCAATATAATCATCATCATCCAATTCAAATTCAAAACGAGATTTTATAAATTTGATTAATAAACCGTTTAAACCTTCTTCAACAATATAATCTCTGGGAGTTACCCCTTGAGTATTTACCATAACTAATAATCTATCTTGTGATTCTCTCAATTCTATTTCACGTAATATACTTACAAATTTGTGACCAGTAGCTTCATAAATCCAATAAGTTGGATGATTTAAATCTTTTGGAATTAAAACCGCCATTATTGGTTTTCTAAATAATTTTTGTGTAATATCTGCTAAACTTCTTTTCATTATACATCTAAAAATTTACCAGTTATAATAATTTCATCACCACTATTTACTGAAAATCCTGGAGATAATGCTAATATTAACGTATTATTTGTATATGATGTTACCGTAAAATGTGTAGTTTGGTAATATCTAACACCATTTATATAAATTTTAGCATCATATGTTACACCATTTACCAATAACCCAGCCGATATTACCGATTGTAATTGTGTTGGTGCCTGTATTAATTTAATGCCTGCAAATGTTGCTGAATTTATTCCACCATTAACTACTCTACTATTATTTATTGAAAGAAAATCGATTAAATCTTTATTATCATAATATGGAGATGGGGTTGTAAGTAATCCTTCCAATCTACCATTTGCAGTTACATCTGTTTCAGTTGCAACAACTATTTTACTACTATTAAATGATTTTTTAGTTGTAGCTTCTCCATCAAATTTTTCAGGCAATAAGTAAGCCTTAACATTTAATGTGAATTCTACTCTATTGATTCTTTCAGTTCCCTCACCTACTTCATTTACTACATTATAATCAGCAATTGTTGTATTAAATTTGAACTTTTGCTTATCACCCCAATATTCATCGGATGCGTAAGTCAAAGATTCAATAACTACATTAAGATGTTCTGTATAATTAGTCCAACCCATACATTCGTAGTTTATTTCTACATAGTCTGGCATTGTTATATTATGAATTTCGTATTTTGGTGTGGTTGCTTTTCCTAAAAGAGTAAATCTACTATATCGGTTATCTTTTGAATATTTAGTAACCGCTTGATATGAGGTATGCCTATTTAACATAGGCATAGTTTCATTTTTAGCCACCGATGTTCTTTTAATCATCATTAGTGGTAATTGAACCTTACCATGTAAATCTCTATATACGCCCTGCCTACGAGCACCATTCCATCTTTCTGAATTACCATATATAACCGGAATTTTTAGTGCTTTACCATTATCATCTAATGTTGGTAATACTACATTTTCTAAATAAGTCATTATAGCATAATCTACATCAAAGAGAGATACGCTTTGCTTTATATCGGTTTTTGAAGATTTAATTTGATTTGCTCTATTTAAATCTTGTCTTAATGGATTAGTTGCCATAATTATTTAATTCTTTCTTCTATATTAAGATTAGATTTAGATACCATAAATGCTGAAATAACAATACTAAAACTATTGTAAGTTTGTCCACCTGCGAATTGAATTTCAGTTGTATTATCAATTTCAAAATAAGCTTCATTAAAAAATATAATATCACCTATTTCAGGATATACATTGATTTCTTCACATTTAAATCTATCAACTTTGAATGTAATGTTTTGGTCAGTATCGGCACCAAATCCTTCGTATCTCGCGGATTCGGGTGATTTATCAATCAATGCATATAAATTTACGCCAGGTAACCAAGTTTTATTCATAGCTTCTCCATATATGTTTACCTTTGTTTCGTTTAAATTAACTTTAAACAAAGTAATTATATTTTGAACTACATCATCAACTAATTCCCTAGCTATTGATTTAAAAAAATCTACATCTCTACCTAATACAAATTTTGGCATATTATCCTACATATATTTTTAAAGGAACTTTTCTCAACATATCTTGATGATGGTCTGATTCATGCGCTTGTTTTTCAAACACATTCTTTCTACTCATCTCTTCCAAATTCTCTCTCAATTGAGTCATCAACATATCTTTTTCTACTTGTGCTTCTGCTCTCAATGCTGCTCCATCTAAATTAACTTCGCCATCCGGAATTGGAACTGATGAATATTTCTCCCTAATAGCTCCTAATAATTCCTTTGATAATGCTAATGTATATTTTCTAATCCATTGTTTACCAACATCATTTATATTTGAATATTGAATAAAATCATATGGAATATCAGAATAATCAGAAAGTGAATCCGCCTGAATAGTTTGTGAATCATGTTCAAATTCATCTCTACTCATATACTCAAAGTATACTTTTGTAAGTGTACTGGCAGTTGGTACAGGAAATATTTCTAATTTATTATCAACAATGTTAAAACTATGAGCTGATTTACGAATGTGGTCATTAAATTCAATTTGTTGCATTCTTAACACATCCTCATATAAAGGCATCATTAAGAATTGTGCAGCTGGTGAGAATTGTCCGAATCCTAACTCACTCATTAAGTTCAATGTACCTTGTGCTCCTACGGAATACGGGTCAAAGAAACGTGCAATAGCAGGAGTTGCTTCATGGAATACTCTAGTCACATCTATCGTAGAACTACCTGTAAATAATGTAGCAAATGATGAAGATGTTTCCACATCAACAGATGCACTCATTATATTATATATTTGTTGTCCAGGAACTAAATCAATATATGCTTTTTTAATTGCAGTTGAACCTCCTACACCAGCTTGTGTTCCGTATTGTTGTGCCATACGGATAGCAGTTGGTAAAAACGAACCATCTACAAGAGTTTGCGAATAATTTGCAACTTTACCTTTGGGCTGACCTCTTAAAATATCTAAATTATTTCTAAGATTGAATTGATTTACTTGTGCCGAATATTCCGATGTTGATTCCTCAAAGCATGCAAATATTTGTTCATTATCTAATTCAATATTAACAATAGGATATCCCAATCGTTTTGCTACCCATGTAGCAGTTTTAGGAGCATCAGTTCTAAATTCACTATCACTATCGTATAATCCAAATGGAGTTGATGAGCCGGATATAAATGAACCAGAAGCTGCGCCTGACCAATAAGTGTTTACAGACATAATTCTTAATTATAGTTTTACTACTATAAATATAAGAATAAAAAAAGAAGTGAGATTAGTATGGACATAAAAAAAAGGGAGTAACTTTCGTTACCCCCTTTTAAGTATTCAATTTGTTAAAATCAAAATTATAATTGGTCTAAACCATCAACTAAGATTTTACCATAGAATTCTGGTCTTACTAACTTCTTAGCGTAACGAGTCATAACACCTCTTCTTGGAGTGAAGTTAGTTGGGTCGTACACTAATGGAGTCATAATCAATGGTACATATGGTGCGTAAACTGCTCCTGTTTCGAAGAAGTTAGAACCTTTGAAGCCCATTAAGATTACGTTCTCAGTCATATAAGGGTTTTTGTAAACATCGTATCTATTAGAGATTTGACCAATGTTAGCAACACCTGCAGCAAATTGTAAAGCGTCTTTACCAGGATTTGCAGAGAAACCATTCATTGATTCTAAAATAGTTGCTACGTTAGGAGAAACTACTACGAAGTTTGCACCACCTCTCATTGTTAATTGGTGGATTTTATTAGATACCTTTTGTAATTTGATACCTAAAGTTTGATACCAAGTATTCTTAGTGTAAGCTGATGCAGCTGCTGCTGAAGAATCAATAGAGAATCCAGCACCATTCCAATCATATCCTACTTTAGATGACCAGTATTCAGTTGTGAAAGCGTTTTGTTGTAACATTTCTAAGATTTCTAAATCGATTTCTAAAGAAATATACTCACTTAACATTTGAGTCAATTCCGCTTCTGCATCTACAGAGTGGTATGCGTTCAAATCT